TAATCATCTGTAAAACTAATATCATCAAGCACCATTGGAACATCTCTTTTTTCTCCAATTTGATCTGCTAGATCAATAGTTAAAGTAAATCCTGGTTGGAAAAATGGTAATATTTGCTCCACAATTTGTAGAGAATCATCTTGTAACTTTGTAAGAATATTTAATTCAAATCCTAAATTGTATGGGACTGGCATAAAAACTTTTTTAATTTTCTCACCGTCCTTTGCCTTGAATGTTTGTGTAATTCCAGACTTCCTTGTTGGATCGTATGTAATACTATTCATCTCAAATGACATTCTAGGCAATGTAATCTGAGTCGCTTTATTTAATTCTGGTTGTTGTTGTATTCTTGCTAGAAATTTTTGTCTAGGACCATATGAAATAGGAACCTTAAGTTCTCCAACATCTTTTCCTGCAGAGTCCTGATGGCGAATATAAACATCGTTAAAAAGTGTTCCGAAGGCAATAACGGTTTTTCTTATTATTTCGTGATAAAAATAGGTTCCTAACATTAGTAAACACCAAAAGGATTTGATTCAGTGAAGTCTAAAATATCGTCACCAAAGGTTTCAAACTCATCACCATCACTGTATTTATCATTAGCATCATCTGAATTGTAAGATCCTAGAGAATAAGATGCTCCAGATTCTAGTCCTAAAATAGTTTCACCTTTAAAGAATCCAGAGATAGTAGATCCAATTCCAACATTGCTTACCAGTAATATATTGGTATCTGCATCCCAATTCTTAACTCTTGCCTGTGCTTGTGATCTAGATCCTTGAACAACTTCATTAAAATGGAATGTGCCAATACCAGACATAGATGGTGGAGGTGCAATCGACACTGTTGGAACTGATGCATATCCACGACCAGGGTCACTAACAAAAATACTCTTAACAATTTGATTAGAACCTGCATTTCCTACGGATGCTATTCCAATTGCAGTGGTTCCTGCACCTGGTTGAGATACTGTTACTGTAGGTGCGGTGCTATAACCAACTCCATTATCAATCATAGTAAATCTAATTACACCCTCAAAGACAGTTTCAATAGAACAAGTTGCTGCTGCACCTGCTCCTCCACCACCAGTAATAGTGATGGTAGGTTCTACGGTGTAACCAGCACCAGCATTTGTCATCAATATTTCTTTAACTGATGTTACATTACCTACTGTTGTTAAAATACCAACACCTCTTGCATCGTCTCCTGCAGGTGATGGACTAAAGGTAATTGTTGGTGGAGATGTATAATTAAATCCATCATTATTTAAGAATATCTTTCTAACATATCCACTACCTAATGATGCTTGTGCAACTGCGGTTCTTCCAATACCTATCAAATTAAGTGTGCTTATATATCCTTCATCCTTCACTTGAGTATCAATGGCATCTATAGAAGTATCAATAACTTCATCCTCATATTCAAAGAGTTCACATTTAAGTTGATAAACGTAGTTCTTACCTAACTGGTAGAATGGATCCTCATGCTCTACAAATTTTACTTCAAATAATCTTTGACCTAAAGGAAAGAAAACAAGATCTCCCTCTCTTGGTCTAGTTGCTAATGTTATTTCACTAGTATCTGTGCCATCATTATTTGCTGACATAAAGGGAGAAATAAAATCTTCAAATCTCTCTTTAGATATTGTTAGTATTACTTCATCCTTCAAACTCATTCCAAACTTTGTTAGAACATCACCTGCTCCACCATATCCATCAAAATTATTTACATACGCTTCTATGGCAAAATTATCATCAAATTTAGATGACTGTATTTCGTTAAAGATATTATCATTACCTATAAATTTTCTTGGAATATATGTTACTTCAACACCATATATTTTTAAATGTTCATTTATCAGATCTTGAGCAAGTCTTTGTTCTGAAGAAGTTCCTTGTAGAAAAAACGGATTCAGTGCCATATCTTATCACCCAACAAAATCATACGGTGGTAATTCGTACTCTGAAGCCATTCTAGATCTTAATGAATCTATTTCCCTTTCAGCATCATCATAAATCTCTCTACCGTTAAGTTCTATGCCACCAGGTAACTTAACACCACGGAATTTGATTAAATTTTGTCCCCATTGTCTCTTCATGAGAGCAGTGAGATACAATTTAAGAAAAGGATCATTATAAACTTGAGTGAATGATGTTGGATCTAACGCTCTGTAACAATCAAGTATTATCCAGTTATCTACACTCTCAGCACCCCAATCAATATCTAGATATAATCTATCTTGTCTCTTATTAAATCTTATTTGTTTATCTGTAGTTAATAAAAAATCAATATCCTCAAGATATGATTTAACCATCGAATACTGAAGTAATTCTACAGAATTAAAGTAGTAAAGATCATTTAAAAATAACTGATACTTTATACTAAACATTCCACCAGATATTGAACTGGTATCAAATTTAAATATTTTCTCTACACCAATAACAGAATCTGGAACTTGTAAAAAGTTTGATGTTTCATACCAATTGCTTGTTATTGTTGTTCCAATACCAGGAACTGCAGTTGCAGTTGCAGTGGTTGTCACAATACCAACACCATCTCGATTCTTTGCTGTTCCTCTATCGATATCATCTTGAGTAATCTGATATTTAAGATACATCCTTTCAACACCATCAAAATGGCGTTCGTTGAAAAGTTGAATGGCATCATCAACTAAATCATCTATTTGATCATCATCGATGTTAATCTCTAATACAGGAGCACCCAGCTTCCTTAAACAGTAATCTATTAATTGTGTTCTACTTGCTGGTTTTGCCATCTTTAAGTATCAGTTTTCTTGGTCTTTTTTAGTGTCAATAGTTCTTCTTGCAAAGAGATAATTTCTTTTTGTAGATTTCTCTCTTCTTCTTCAAAATCTTTTTTCAATGTCTGTAACTTTGCTTCAAGAAGAATTACTTGATTTGATGATTGTGCAAGTTTTTGATTATATAAACTCACTAAGACATTGACATCAACATCACCATTATTTTGTTGCATTGTATTAAAATTAGAAAGTTCCACCATCAAGGGTTGAAGTCCAATGAGGCTTATTAGTATATATCACAGAAACCGTAGCAGGTATAACAGCAAGATCTTGAATAGAACCATTGTCACCTTCTTTTCTAATATTGTAAGTATTAGTAAATGTTCCTTCAACACCAACTAAATCAATTGCGTTTCCGTTAGTTACACTAGATTCAACTATACCATACGCACCACTAGTATCTTGTCTTACAATATCACCAACAACAACTGTTACATTAGATGGTAATGCAAGAGTATTTTTAGTAACAGCAGTTAATATCTGCTTAGATGTAATTATTGGAGATGCTGGATTATTAGTTGAAGTTTGTAATCCATTCTCATCAAAATATACAGCACCGTGAGTATTATAATCAGCAGTTTGATAATAGATACCTTTAATATCTAAGTATCCTCTTGTTCCTGTTACAGTATTACCAGCTACTGAGGCATCTGGAACATAAGTCCAAGATCTAGCAACAGCACTACTATCTGGATTTGAATCTGTATCTACGTAACCAAAATAACCTGTTTTACTATTTGCAGTGCCAACACCAATATTGTAGTTAAATGCAATACCACGATCAGTATTAGTATCAAAAGCATGTGTAATTGTTAGAGATGATGTGGTTGTTATACCAGCACTAGTATTACCCTGAATGGTAATCATCTTTGCATTTACATCATAGTTAGTAACTGTAGTTAAACCACTATTTGGAAGTGAAGCGTGTCCACTTACAATATCACCAGTATTAATACCAACAACAGAATCAAGACTAATTGTATTGATACCAGTAGCAACGGATTGCATAACCGTTCTTTCACTAGTAACATCACCAATTGTAAATATGGGATCGTTAACTGTTACGTTAGTAGAGTTAACAGCAGTTGTTGTTCCATCAACTTGTAAGTTACCTTTAATGATAACATCACCCTGATTACTTAATCCATCGGGGAATGGATCGATAAACAGTTTGTCACCAGCACCACTTACAGTGGAAAGTACATTCTCTTCTAACTTAAGTTTACCAAAAATAGAATGAGTAGATACATTCAATGGAGTATTGAACATAACCTCCTTTCCAGAGATTAATAATCTATCTGTTCCATCTTCGTCATACTCAAACTTAACATCTTGATCTGTACCAAATGATAAGAAAGTATCATCAACAACAGTAATTTCACCTGTTCCATTTGGATCAAATATAATATCTCCATCAGTATCCGTAGATGATATTACATTACCATCCATTCTAAGATTATCTACATTCCACTGATCAACTTTTCTATTATCATCAAGAACAGCAACTATACCACCATCAGTATTTCTTGTATTTTGTACACCAGCAATAGCACCTGGTGAATGCTCCATCATAGAAGTGTAATAATGTCCACCAATCGGGAAAACATTACTACCATCATCTCCAACAAATATTCTATCTTTATATTGATTAGTACCACCGTAACTGCCGATACCAGTTACATAACCCATTTCACCCCAATTCAGGCTGGCAGGTTTATTAGTACCAGAGGATCTTTTAATCCTAATAATGCTAGCCATTTAAAAATTTCCCCCGTTGATGTCCAAATTCTGTTCTGTTCCAGGCGTTAAAGTTAACGTTGCGTCCCATTTTTGTGTTGTTGCATTATAAACTAAAACCATTCCATTAAGTAAATTCGTGGCATTAACATCGCTGAGTTCAGCTAAGGACAGTCCTTGGGCTCCAGCAAGTGAAGAAATAACTTTTACGGCATTTTGTTGCCCTACTCTGACCTTAATGTCTGCCATTTATGTAAGCAATTCAAGAATCTATCTATTATTTATGTTTTAGGATTAACTAACTGTTGCAACAAAGATTTTATTTCATCAATATCTTTTTTTATCTCATCTAGTTCTGCTTTCTGATCAGCACTTTTAGTTTTTTTAGAATTATACTGAGCATATCCTTTTGAATCATAATTTAAAATCGCACCTGTTTCTGAATCACGAAATAGGTTTTTATAACCTTCGACTGGGATCATTTTACTCATTACTTACCTAAATCTTTATCAATTTTTTTGTTTGCATCTCTTTTCGCTTTGATACCTGATTTTTCCATATATTTTTTAAGCAATTGCTTTAAACGTTCTTTTTTTGCATTAGGCACTAGATCACCTGGACCTTTCGTTGCTAAGTCATCATCTCTTTTACGTAGTATTTCTGCTTGACCAGTTATTTTTCTATCTTTTTTTTGTTGCTTAGATAACTTGCTTGATGGAGGTAATCCAAGATACTGTCTTTTAGTTCTTGATTTTGATGCATCAAATCCACCAGTATCTGCAAATGGGCCTTTTTTCATTTGCTTTTTCTGTTCTCTTCTTTTTAATATTTCACCATCAAGTTTTCTACCTGTTTTACCTCTAAAAACAGCGTTCTCAAGATTTTTTAAATTTCTAGGTGTTATATTAACATCACCATCATCATCTTTTTTCTTTGCTTGCAGTATAGTTGCTCCAGTTACAGCACCAGCACCGATTGCTTTTAATGCACTAGGAATTTTTGGTAAAAATTTACTTCCTGCCTTAATAGCTATCGCACTTTCATAATGAAATTCCCTATCTTTTTCTTTGTCTTTTAATTTAGAACCTCTCTGGCGTTTTTCACCAGTTTCACCATAACCCATTGGATGTTTACCTACTTTTGCTTTTCCTATATCCTCAGATTTTTTTCCACTATCATCAGTATAATGTACTTTAGCACCCTTACCTGATTTTTTAGTAATCACAGATTCTTGACCATACTTATTACCAAGTTTTCTCATAGTCTTGCCAAACTTTCGTTTTGACATTCCTTCTGGTCTTGTTGTATGGTAAGAAACTTCACGACCTTGAGAACCATCTTCATACTTATACTTACCAGTAGATTTTTTAAATCCGATACCTTTTTTTCTTAAATCACTTTCAAGTTGTTTTCTTTTTTTACGATTTTCACTCTCATCATCTCCACGATCTGGGGATATATGTCCAGTATCATGTGTTTCTGATTTACCAAGTGCTCTTGATAAACCACCCTCAGATAATATTAAAAATTCTTGAAAAGTTTTCATTATGCTAAGGCAATTGCTCTAAAGTCTTTTAATCTAACAGGAACACATTCATTTGTGGATGCCATTACTATTTTGATAGTAAATCCACTAAATTGTTCTAAATCATTTACGGTAAATTGATATTCTGAGAAATCGTTTAATCCATTTGGTTTGACATAGGCATCTGGTCTACCATCATTCATACTTGGATCAACAATTTCATCTCCAAATCCATCACCATCAGTATCAATTAGATTTTTATATCCAGGAAATGGTCTGTATGATTGAGATACTTCTGATGAATCAGCAGTAAATAATCTATAATATGCTCTAAAGTCTGCCTCTGGTTGACGATTAGCAGCAACTAGAACTTTTATTGAAGTTGCAGGTTGCTTGAGATTAACTCTATTAGAAACAAATATTGATCCGTGACGATCATTACTTAATTCTGTAGTTGCAATATCAGATGCATATTCATCTTGTCCAACTGGATTATTAATCTTATTTCTACCTAAAATAAAGGTTGCATTTTTAATATCCAATATTGGAGATAAATTCTTATCTGTTGATGTCATATCAACCTTCAAAGTCAAAGATTTATTCTTAGGTAAAGTTTGCAATCTCTGAGATTCATTAACTTTAGATGCAACTAATCTAGGTGTTGGGAAGAATGTTGTTTCATTCAAAATAGTTGGTTCAAATCCCTGATCAATAAATGACACTTCATTTCCATCAGCACTTGTTCCACTTACTGTTCTCACAGCAGCACTTGCACGAGTTCCTTTTCCAGGTGTAACAATATTAAATTGTGGTGATAATGTGCTAAACTGATGATTTTGAGAAACATCTACCGTTAATCCACCCACTGCTTTCTCATTAGTAAAGCATAACATATTCTTACCACTAACTCTATCACTTGTTCCTCTATCAATTTCTAAGTAGTAATTGTCTATGTTGGATGAAGATTTTAGAGTTATATTTGTTGGTAAATTAAATGTGGTATTAATACCTGCTAATGGGAATCCATTTATCTCATATGGTTGAATTTTAGTATCTTCTGGATGTTCAATAGCAGAAGATCCTTCAATCCCTCTAGTTAAGTTAAGTTGATTCTCTCCAACAACATAACCAACAATTTCTGATCCTAGTAGTGCTTCTCCCCTATCAGTGGTAACTCCAGCAAATCTAGCAAATGATGATGTGCTTGCAACTGATACTAATGTTGCATCTTTTGCTAAGTCTGATTTTGTTAGTGTAGATATAGTATCTGGTTCTATACCTTTGATACTAACTAAATTATTTGCACCATGATGTGCGTGATTAGGTTGAATCACTTCTATGACATTACCAGAATTAATATCACTTGTAGGAACAGAGTCTGTCGATGCATTTACACCAGTAAGAATAGTTCTAGTATCATTATTTGCACCATAATGAATAATTTGTTCATTAGAAATAAAATTCTCACCTTGAACATCTGTTAGATATAAAGTATCAGGAGTACCCACAGATTTAACAGTAAATTTTGCACCGATACCAGTTGTATACTTAGCATCAGTTTCATCTATGGTAAGAACATCACCAACACAGTATCCTGTACCAACATTCCCAGAAGAAGCATCAATATCAGTAATTTTACCATCAGTAACTGTTAGTGTTGCAGTAGCACCACTACCACCACCAGTTAATGTCTTTAATTGAACTCCATTAGTATTACTAAACGCATATCCAGATCCTCCACTAATCTTCGTAATAGAATCTACTGCACTAATAATAGGTCCTGCAACTTTCTCTACTATACCAGTAATACTATCATCCTCTCTGTCTCCAACAGCACCACTACTAATCTTTCTTCCAACAGCAACATCTGCTGCAGTAACACTACCACTCAATCCAAGTTTTAATTTCCTTGGAAGAGTTCTAATAGGATTATCTGATAATACCTGAGTATTTTCATTACCTGCTTCAACTGGAGTGTTATAGAATGTAACTGTACCAGAAGGAACAAATGCTGCTTTATAAAGAGTAAATGTTAGGTCTTGATACTGACTTGGAGTCCAGATACTTCCATTTTGAGACTTAAAGAGACTACCACCAATGTATTGCTTAGTAACAATAACACTTTCAACATCAGGTAAATTTCCTGTTCTAACTGTCTTTTTACCCATTGTTGCACACCACATCTCATACAAATCAGATCCTGGTGATAAGAATACTAATGCATATTCTTTACCTGGTTCTAGATAAACTGGAGATGGGAATTTGATTCTAGTAGCAACAGAAGCATCGTCTGAAGTTACTATATCATTTGGATTAATTGATACTTGAGCATAATCTTGTACTAAGAATGTTGTTGGTGTTCCCAATTCAACTGTTCTAAGTTCTACAAACACTTTAGCATTTGGATCTTTCTTTGCAAAGTAAACATCAAATGAAGTTAAGAATGCACCAGATTCATCAACAGTGAATGATTGTGCTAAAGGATCTCTGTAAGGTGCTTCTATTCTTCGTGTTGATTCTTCTTCATTTACACTAATAGTAGTATTGATTTCATTTGGTCTCTGTGCAGGTGCGGGTGGATTTCTAACACCAACAGTATTTGATACTTGAGTTAGGATAGTTCCAGTGGCATGATAACTTGTAGAAGCATCACTAGCTAGTGCAGTGCTTCCTGGAAGCACGGTTGTCCCTATAGAAGCAGCAGTTAATTTAAAAGTTTTTGTTCCAGTTCTAAACAATGGAGATGGTTTTGGTGTTACATTAGCATTTCTAAAGAAAAATGCACCTAAACAATCTCCCCAATTATCAGAGAATAATCCAGCGTTTGTTACTGTGGCAGTTGCTCCACTGGTTTTTCCTACAAGTGTAAATCCTTCGGATATATAACCATTTTGTGAAGGTTTATTGGCAAGTTCATTTACATCACAATTAAATAATTTAGATGTAGCAGAATATGTATCTGATGGTGCTGGTCTTGAACTATCAAATATATCTACCATATATTTTTCAATATTTCCACCAACAACACTTATATTGCTAGATGTTAATGATGTTCCAATCTGATCTTGAGATGCTGATAGATTATCGTATGAATCATCACCAAAAGGCATTATGATGGGAAGTCTAATAAAATTAGCATCACCATACTTATGATTTGGTGGAAGTGCTTTAACAGTAGCAATTAATTTACCACCATCAAATACATTAACTTCTTCATAGTTAATGAAAGAACCAGAATTCATTTGAATTTCAGTTACTTTAGGTGTTACATCAGGAGCAGCACTATCAAGATATGCATAATGCCTTGTGCTTGGTTTTAATCCATTTGCACTAAACGCAACATTTCTACTACGCATAAATGGATCAGCTACACCACTAATCTTAATACTTTCAACATAATCAAACTCTTTACCAGCACCCTCTAAGGTATTGGTAAATGAAGTTTCTACAGTCCTTGTTGTGGTTGTTGTTCTAGTTGTAGTAATATCTCTATGATTACCTTCAAATATATCCTGATCTGTTTCAATTTCATTTTCAGTTACTGTTACATCAGTATTTGATTCAGTAATATCAGAAACAACATTTGCTTGCTCAATCCAAGTTGCACCAGTGGATTCTGTTCTGAAGTTATCAATATAGATTGTTCTAGTCCAATTATCTGATGGTGGATCAAGCATAATACCACCAACATATACTATAACTTCAAATGGATTGATATTTTCAACATCAGATGCTTGTGGTTGTTCAATCCATCTAACTTCCTCGTAATCTAATGTTAATATATCTCCAGTTTTTTTACAATTAGGATCTAAAAGTTTTAAATTAGATGAAATATCTACAATATTTTGATCTATAGAAGGATCAAATGCTAATTCAGCAGGAATTGACCAAAAATCAACAGCACTAATTAATTCTTTATTAACAATATCAACTTCACATCTAGATCCTTGTTCACGATCAAAGTTAATAAAATCTCTATTCTTGAAATCATTTACAACAAATCCAGTTTTAAATCTATCTAATCCATCAGCGTCAGTAACCGATAATGATTTAGTATCTAATTCAAGAGCAGTAAGAGAAGTCATTACTTCTAAATTAGAAACTCTTTTCTCAATTTTACCAATATCTCTCATGGTAAATCTTCTATTATCAACCAATCTAATCTTAGGACCTTTTATTGGATCATAAAGATATGGTGGAAGTGTAATTTCAGCAACTTCCATAGAATCACCAACCTCAGTAGGTGGTGCTGGAGAATCAGCAGAAACTCCCTTAATAAGTTTTACTTGCTCAAATTTGTTAATTACTAGTTTATCAATTCTTGGTAGATAGTAAGTATATCCAACAATAGAATTTTCGTCTGGAGCAACAACATATCTGGTTGTTGTCTCAAAACTTCTTGATGAGAATGCAAATGGAGATGCACTAGTTGTTGGATCAAATTCATTTACTCTTGGTCTAAAATCAAGAATATCACTTGCTCTAGTTCTTCCTATACTTGGTATATCATTAGTATATCTATCTCTAGTATATGAATTTACAGTAAATAAATCACCATTATTTCCACTTTGAATTTTATACTTATCAAATATAATAAGCAATCTGTTAGAAGGAGAACCTGCATTTTCTTTTCTAACTATTCTAGAATAATCAGAATATTGTTTTTTATGACCTTTATTTAATCTATAGTTGGATGTTCTATTCACATAGTTTCCAAAAATTACTTTTTGAATATTTGTTTCTATATTGGACTCTTTAAAGTTAACTGTTTCACCAGGTGAGAATGTGTTTCCATTAAGATATACAAAATCAATTTCATTAGCAGAAGATCTATTTACAATTTGACCTATTGCCCTACTCTTCTTACCAATAATTTTTTCACCAACTATAGAATTTGTATCTAATGATAATCCTCCTACAAATGTTAATCGATCTAAACTAGGAGTGTTTGCATCTTTAGATTCAAATACTGCAAGAATTTTTACTACATCAGGAACATTTAATGATATTTCCTTATCTTCAACTCTTAGTCCATAATATTTACTTTGAGTTAATTGTGCATTAGTTGATACACCAACAGTTCTTGTTACTTCTAATTTATTGCTTCTAACATAGTCCTTAGATTTACTTGTAAGACCTATTTTCCTTAATGTGGTATTGATAGTTATATTTTTACTAGGTTGAAGACCTGTAAACACTAAATCATTACCATCATTAGTAATAGTAACTTTGTCTGAACTTAATTTCTCTGGTTGACCATCAACATCATAAACTATAGAATATCTTTCCTGATCAAACGCTTCAAAGAAGGCACTGGTAATACCAATCGCACCACCATCTGAAGATCCATTTAAAGCATCTTGAGTTGTTAATGTTACACTACCACTTGCAGAAGTTGTTTTCCCTGTTATTTGACGAGATATTGAAAGAGTTGAGTTTGATAAATCAACTGCTGATACATTTCTTTTTGGTAATTTTGCAAATAATCCAGAATTACTTAAATTAAGAATTTTAGGTGATTTAACACGGAATGTTGGAGAAATAGGAGTTGCTGAAGAAGGAATCTCACCACTTATTAGACCATCTACAGAACTAACTGTTGCAAGACCTATTGAATTACCTTCAGGATGTATTGAATCTACTCTACTAAAGGTTTCAAATTGAACACCACTAGTATCTGTAGAATACCCTACAATACTATCAGTTTTTAATCCAACTTGACCAGAAAATCTTCTTCTAGATGCAGTTGCAGATGCATTATATCCAGATCCATCTCCAACAATTACTAATTTATCAAAAGCAGAAAAATTTGGTAAAATCTTATCATGTAAAACAGAATCAGCAGCAAATGGAGTTAATAATTTATTGCTTGAAAGTGTTTTGGCATCTTGATATACTGATTTAATATCATCAGTAGTATAAGATGTTACTTTAATTACTGAAGAGTTGGAAGCTATATCTTGTTCATTAAACTTTAACTGTTCTCCTTGAATGAATGTTCCAGATGTTTGAGATAAAACTAACTCATTTGCATTTGTCGCAGCAACATATCCAGTAGCACCACTACTCAAACCACGAATATATGATGATACTGGTGCAGTATCAGTAATTGTACCTGGATTACTTATTTCAAGATAGGTATATGTTTGTATATCATACAAATATAGATCCCACTCAGTTGCTCCACCATCATAAGAATCATCAGTCAAACCAAACCAGTAAACACGGGCTTCACCAACTTTTGCACCTAATTCATCAGTAGTTTGATTTTGTGCTGATCTTGTTAGGATTCTTCTACTATAAAGGTGAATGACATTAGCACCGCCACTCTCAGCAGAACCAATATTAATATAAGGTGATCCCTGAACATTATTAACTCTTAATAAACTACCCATTGCGAATGGAATGGGTGATTTTTTAATACTCTTGGTATCTCTTGGTTTATCTACATCTAAAACAGTTGTTCCTGGTAGATTTACATCAAATCCTCTAACATATGCTGTGCCTGGTGATAACTTAACACACATTGTATCTTCTGAAGGATCATTTCCTTCATCAGTCTTTTGACCTTCTACATATAATCCATCAGAACCAATCTCATCATTCAATGAATTTTGAATGTTTACTCTAAATGGATTTACTGCATAGTTACCAGATTCATCATATGTTCTCTTAGCAAAATATTTTTTAATCTCTGAGTATACAGACTTATTCTCTAATTTCTTTATTTCACCATCTCGTACTCTTAATAACTCTACAAAATTAGTGTCATTATAATCTAATAATGCTTTTTTAGTTAAACTAACTGATATTCTAAATCTATCTGCACCAGGTGCAGCAAAGTTAGTAAATCCTTTAGCATTATCATTTAAAGAAGAATCATCATTTGCATTTATAATTTGCTCTAATACTTCAAATCCAACTCTATATGATGGTTTATTACTATATGGTTCTAAAATAACAAGAGATTTACTTACATCTACAAATGTACCTCTTATAAAATATACACCTTTATCAACACCAACAGCAGACCCAATAGCAGTAGCATCCTCAGATACTAATGTTAAAATAGATTCTCCTGCATTTAAAGTAGTATTACCATAAGTAATATTTTCTTCAAGTATTAATATTTCTTGATTTGGAAATGCTTGACTTTCTTTATTATCTCCAGAAGATTTATATTTAACAAATAGAGTAATATCATTAATACCTTCGGATGGTGGAAGAATATAATTTTTAATAGTTCCTGTTATTTGAGAGTTTTGTCCACGAACTAAAGTTCCCTTGCCATCATTATTGTTGATTATTGCATCAAGATATACGCTAATATCAATGCCTAAATGATCTGGATTTACTTTT